TGAGTCACACCTCCTTTACATATGTATATTATACTAAAAAAATAGTTAGCAAGTCAAACTTTTTTAATCTTTTATTTCGTACGTTAAATAACACCTACAATTTGGGTGTGCGGGTGGCCCTGATACTCCCGTAGAAAAAGCTTCGTTAATATTTTTACGTTCCCCGTGCAAGTTTGTACATATTTCGCAAGTTAAATCGTCGGGGGATACTTGCCAAATTTTTGTTACTTCTCGCCCTGTTTGGTCCTGGTAATATGCAAAATGCGTGTTTTGGGCTGTTGTGTAGGAATATGCCATTTCTGTTCGTGCAATAACTAAGCTTCGATAACGTAACATTTGTTTTGATGTCTTTTCTAGTATTTTGGCTATCTTATCCACACTAATACCATCTGCAAGTAATTCTTTTTCCAATGCAACTAGTCTTTCCATTTGTGGCTTTGTTAACCCAATGTAATTTCTATACACCTGTGCTATTTCTGTATAACTACGTTCGTGCCCGTAATACTGCATTAATAAGCTTAGTTTGTCTTTTTCTAAATCGGTTAAGTTTGTAACTAGACTAGCCCCACGTTGTGCAATTGCATGGTTAATTGCAAGTCTAATTGCATCTGGAGATTGTTGGACTATGTGTTGTGTTATAAATCCAGCAACTTGCCCTGCAGTAAGCTCTCTAAGCTCTTCGTAAAATTGTTCTAAATTGCGTTTATAACGTGTTTCCACAGCAACAATAATATCGTCGGCTAAATCTTTTGTTGGAAACAAGTTTTTTTGTAAATCTAAGAAAATCTTATACAGTTTTCTTGCAAGTTTCCCCTCGTATTGCCTGTTAAAGTTTGCCCAATGTAGCATAGTATTAACACGTTTCATTCCAATTCCTCCGTTTCTAATTCTTCAAACCCTGCAAGCATCGGCATAAGCGATGCGTTCATAAAAATTTGGTCCCCGCCTTTTATCGGTGGCAGCCCTAACAACTTTCTGCCTTCGTTTATTGTCATGACACCTTTTGTTACGCTTTCTGTAGCTTGCTTAATAACACTGTCTTTGTCTTCTGCAAGTGCGTCTATGTTGTTGTAGTCTATTTCTATGTAAAAGTTAAAATATTTCGCTAATACTCGGTTGAATTCGTAAATAATTGTTTCTGCATAAGGTAAAACAACGTTGTAATACAATTGCTTACGTGCTTCTTGGAAATTACTATAAGTTTTGTTTTCACTATCCCCTAAAAGCTCTGGTGCTATACCAAAAGCAATGGCAATTTCCTTTATTAAGCTTTTTAGTGATGTTAACCAATCTAATTCCTTAGGAGATACAGTAAACTCTTGCCATTTTAAACCACCTTCTAAAAGTAGTGGTTTTCCTGAATTAACTGCACCTGAAAATTCCTGCGTAATCTGTGCCTTAAGCCTGTTAAACTGTTCTTCAGTTAGCGTTTCGTCTGTCGTTAATGCGCCACTTGGTCTTGCTCCGTTTTTCATCAAGTTTGCGTTCCACTGTTTGGTGTAAATATACTGCTGTATAGTATATTCCAAGCTTCTAATTGGAGAAAAACCTAAGTTCGGATTAAGTGGGTCTGGTAGTTTTATGTGGATAATTTGTTCTGGAATATATGTTTCTTTGTTTTTGTTTCCATATTCGTAGCTAATAACATCGCCATATTCATCTATATTTAGCTTTACTAAGTATGGTTCTAGTAAAACTAGTTCTTTAAGTCTCCTACTACCTACTACGTTTAAATAAACATATGCATTGCCAAAATAAAGCAAATCGCTTACCAGTTCTTGTAAAAACTGCATTTGCGATTGCTTTGAATTAGGTTGTTCCATTAATTCTTGTGTTTTAGTATTGTTGTACTTAAACGGCAAATTTGCAATAGAATTTGCAATAAGATTTACTGCAGAAACTATGTAAGGTATTTTTTTAGCATATGCAACCAACTGAGTGTCACTTGTCATCTCTGAATAATCCGATAAAAATGACATCAGTAATGATGCTTTGCGTTTGGGAGCAAAAAAATCTGCTACACGTTCTAACATTACACCAAAAAAACTCTTTTTTGGCATGATATCACCTCACAACCTTTTAATTTTGTACTCCTTTTGTCTACCAAGATGTGTATATACAGCATAACGTAATGCGTCCATTGCGTGGTCCATATATTTTACAGGTTCATCTATTATTTCATCATCTTTCTTTTTCCATGTGTAATTTTCTATTTCCGTGATTGTATTAGTACAATTGTTTAGTATCTTTATTTTATGTCTTGACACAAAATCGATGCCCATTTTTACATTCTTATCCGATGGTTTGATGTTAAAACCAGCACGTTTGATTTCTTGTATTCTATCTGGCTCCGCACTATCTGCATAAATTATACTAGTTTTATTATCTACAAACTTTTCTAATTTTCGTATTAAATCCTGATTAGTCAAGCCTGTTTCATAAAGCTCGTCTAATACATATATTATCTTGTCTCTAATACCAATTTTTAAACACGCACTAGGATTATTGTAACCAAAATCTAAGCCATAAATAATCTCGTCAAACGTGTTTGGTAAATCATGTGGTGTAACAACTTCCCAATTGTTATAAATAGTATTGTCTAACTCCGCAAACTTACCTAACGCATAAATTTCGTAAAAACGTCTATCTTCGTTTGCAAGATTTTCTAGTATCTGTATATATTCTTTATCCAAAAATGGGTTATCTTTGTAATTCACGTGTAAAATATTCACGTCTTCCTGTTTTTGCTGAAAAAAGTGTTTATATATCCAATTGTGCTTGCCTATGGGATTAAAAGTTAGAAACATTCTATTTCTTATATTCGAAGGCTTCCGTAGCCTTAAACGCAGTTGCTGGTAGTCTTCTATATCAAATTCAGTCGCTTCTTCTAACCAAATATAATTAAATTCCATAGACTTTATTTTTTCAGGGTCGTCTAATCCTCTAAAAATTATTTCGTTGTTGTTTGGAAAAATAAATACCTGTTCTGCTTTGTGTTCTTCATATGGAATAGGAATTATGCTAAGTAGCTCTTTAAACAACTTAATGCTAGAAAGCCTCAAAGATGGGTTATATTTACGCGTTACTAATATACGTTTGTTAACTTGTTTTGCAATAATATCCAGTAAAATGTACTGGGCTAATGTATAACTCTTACCAGCACCGGCACCGCCATAAAGTATATTTACCTTAGCTGTTGTGTTTTCCAACCAATTGTATATCTTGCTTATGACCTGAACTTTAATCTCTGCCACACTTCACACCTCTTCAAATAACGGTGGTATTGTTTTTAAAATTCTTTCTTTAATTATTTCACAATATTTTGTGTCTATTTCAATGCCTATCCATTTCCTGTTAAGCTGCTCACACGCAACAGCAGTTGTTCCAGAACCCATAAATGGGTCTAAAACAATATCACCTTCTTTACTCATAGCATTGATTAAATATATTGCTGGTTCTACCGATTGTTGCCATTTATGTAATTCACCAGTTTTTCTTTCAGGGCTTCTTGTAATATTTCTAACCCTGCGATAAGGCTTAGCTTTACCTTTAGTAAAAACCATTATTGTTTTACAACCGACTATAATATTGCGTGGAAAAAGCAATGTGTTTTGACCAGGTAATTCTAAATGGAATAAACCAAAATAATTTAAATAATTTAACATTTTAGGAAATATATCATCAAACCAATAATCAGATGCATAATAAATTGCGAATGTATTTTGTTTTAAAATACGTTGTATTAATCTTGCACTTTCATAATAAAGATGTTTAAATTTTGAAAGATAAGGCGGGTCTGTAAATACTAAATCTATGCTTTCTTCAGGAAAATCTTGCATTATTTCTAAACTATCAGCACAATACAATATCCCATTTTCAGTTTCAAAGTATCGATGTTCTTTTGGAAATTCATCTTTCCAACTCATTCATTTTCCACCCCTGATGTACCGTCAATCTTTTCTACTTTGATAACTAGTCCGTTGTCTGTTTCTAAGTTCATGCGGTCTTTCCTACCCCATTCTTCTGGATATTTTCTTTCAAGCCACCATGCGGCTGCCTGCCAATTACCATCTTGTGCGGCTTTTTGTATTATTGCTATATTTCGTGCAATAGCTCTTGCCTCTGCTTGCTGTACACCTTTGTATAGCTCGTACTCCAGCCCTTTTTGTGTTTGCTCACCCTTCCTAAGCCAATTGTAAAATGTTTGTCTTGAAATTCCCAATGCTTGTGCCACGTGTTTTGTATGTAGCCCTTGTTCAACCAAATCTATTGCCAACTGTACAAGTTTTTTGTTTATCTTCATGTTTTCACCTCCTTAAACTCATATTCTAACACAATTATATCACAAGACATGCAATATAATAAAAATTATACTGCGCAGTTCAGGGAAACTTTTAAGAATTTTTGAGAAACTTCAAGGAACTTTGAGAAACTTAAAATAAACTCAAGAAACCTTTAGGTAATCATGATTTTTTGTTTGAAACCGTTATTAATACCCAATAATCATAATCGTGGGAAACTTTTGAGAAATCTTGAGAAACTTTGAGAAACTTCAAGAAACTTAAAGCAAACTAAAGAAATTTACACTTCATCATTGCTATTTATATTTTTTTAGTCACCAATATAAATATTTCAAAATTTAGAAACTTTTGAGAATTCTAAAGAAACTTCAAGAAACTCAAAGAAACTTCAAGAAAACTAAAGCATAATTTTGATAATCATGATTAAACAACTAAAATACAACTCAAATAAATATAAATCAAAAAAAGGAAACTTTTGAGAATTCTCAAGAAACTTAAAGAAACTTTGAGAAACTTAGAGAAAACTAAAGAAAAATTTAGCTAATTACGATTAACGTGAAATATTTACTTATAAAGTACTATTCAAATCATTCAATTGTAAATAATTCGTAAAGCAAAATGTTTTGCTGTATGTAACTGCTGTTACAACGTGGTAACAAATATTATATTGCAAATGGGTTTTTGGGTTAGTCCTGCGTGTGTGGTATAATAAAAGCAACCTATCCCCTTATAAGCCATTCCTATCGCCTCAGTTTTATTTAACAAATTGGAGCCGCTTGTGGCTCCTTTTTTGTAGTCTATTTTGTAAAAAACCACTTCACATCACCCAAAAAAATGCCTCTAATTCTTGTTTAAATCAAAAATGAACCGTTTCCAAACAAAAAAATGTATAAATATATACCCTACTCAATGAACATGGCTTAAAATTGATTTAAAACGTTAATTAGCATACCGAACAATTCAATTAATAATAGTTAGCAACGCGAACTAATAATAGCAAGATTAGGAAGTGAAAAAAATAGGTATCTAATATCAAATAAAACCGTGCGAAATTTGCAAATAAACATATCAAATTTGCGTTTTAACCTAGTTGGATATATAATTACATATCTCTGGAAGAAAACCATGCTTAAAATCGATTTAAATAGGTAATTCGCAAAACGAACTATTTTTTATTTTTGCCTCTTAACTTTCTAATAGCTTTTCCAAACGAGTAAACAAGCATAGGTAGAAACAAATAGCATAGCAGTTTCCAAAAAACTTTTGCAAAAAATCCTTTCTTTTTTTCATTTTTTTCTTCTTTTTATTTTTTCTTCTCTTTTATTTCTTATTTTTATTTTAAATTTTTATTTTAAAAAACTTTTAAAGATAAATTTTTCTAGAAAAGTATATATATATATTTATATATATATTTATATATTTCTTTTCTTTTTTTCTTTTTCTTTTTTTCTTTTTGCTTCTTTTTCTTTTTTCTTTTTCTTTTTTTCTTTTCTTTTGCAAAACACTGCAATTTAGACACTGTCTAAAATAAAAAGCCCCACCATTAAGGTGAGGCAAAAGGAAGGGGTATTGTGCAAGTTATTTAAGCAGGTCACCTTTGTATGCATGTGTTAAAAATGCATCGTATGTAATGGGTAATTTTTCTTTGAAAAATTGTCCAATAGCTATTGCATACATTTGCATTTCAAACTGGGCATGACTATCTGCTCTTAGATTTAAAAAATTCATTAAACTTCTTGCATTAACAGTCCAATAAAACTGTGTGTAAGTTGCTAATGGTAGAACAATTCTTGCCTGTTCTCTTGCAACACCTGCTTCCAGAAGTGCATAGTATACATTAAAGGCATCTTTTATTGCCATTTCAATAAGAGACTGTGCGTTTTTGGCAAGTTGTGGATTTTCTAGATTTATGCTCTTTTGCTTATCTTCCTTAGTGTTGGCTCTAATTATTTCTGGCACATAAAAATCATCTTGCACTTCTGTGTAGCGTTGGCTGATTTCATTGAAGGAACCAATTCTGTGTCTAAACCATTGCCTTGCTACAAAAATAGGAGCTTTTACATGAAATGTAAAAACTATGTGCTCAAATGGTGTTTCATGCCCATGTGCTAAAAGAAAATAAATTAGCTTTTTATCTTGTTCTTTCCCTTTTAACCCTTTACCATAAGACACTCTTGCACTTTTTACTGCAGTATAATCATTACCTAACATATCTACAAGCCTAACAAACCCCTTATCCAATACTTGCAATTCCACGTTACACACCTCCACTACTAGATTTGCAATATAATTATAACATTTTCCACCATTCACAAAACACTATTTTGTTTACTTAATGTTTACATACTCTTTACTTGATGTTAATTTACAAAGTATTTTTTTGTGCTATATTATAAGTGAAAGCAAGCGAAAGGGTCTTTGAAAAGTGAATAGGTGGGCAACCCGAAAGTAGGGCTCCTGAGCTGTAAGGGCTGGGAGATGACCGAAAGGGACCTACCAAAGAACAAAGAAAATAATTACCCACTCCATGGTGGGGCTTGGGAGCACGGAGTGGTTCCCAAGCTGAGGGTTCGAGTCCCTCGGTGGGTTTAGAAGCCCAATTATGGGCAAAAACAAATGAGGAGGGGATATTATGACTATGACAAAGTTAGAAAAGGCAAAACAATATACAGAAAAGCTTGAAGATATTGTGATTATAGTTGGGTATGCGGGAAATTTTAAACAACCCGCACATATATTGTTGGTTACTCCACATTCAACGTATAAATTTATAATTGGTGCTTCTTCGTGGTTTTGGGGGCGTCTGAACAATGAAAAAAAAGAACAGTTTAAAAGTAGAATGATAAAGGATATAAAATCAATGAGCGAACTTCTTGATGAATTCAAGAAGACGGAGATGCTTATAGCTTTTATTGACAAAAACAGCAAACGACTTTTCGAATTTGCAATGGAAGAATTAAAGGAAAATAAAATTTATGAATGTTTATAAAAAATTAAGCCCCGCTTGGGGCTTAATTAATAAAAAATAAGGAGGGGATATTATGATGGTATTTGATGTGAATTTTAAAGAAAGCGATGGGAAGAAGTTTTATTACTTTATTCCTGTGCATTTATATGGAGACAATAGAAAAGTGTGGATTAGCAGTAAGTTTGTGAAATTCGATGAGGAATTTGATAAGTATATTATTGATTTTCCTTTGAAAAATGCAACCCTCGCAATGACAGAAAAGGGGACTCGAAAAATTGTTCAAGGCGCGTCTACAATTGTTGCTCTCCGAGTAGAAGGAGGGTACAGGGGTGATGTGGCTGTGAAAGTCAGGACTCCGAATGTAAAGTTTTGGCAAATAGTGGAATATGAATCACCTCGGGGGAACCTTGGAGAAAATAAAATATTTTTTATTGAATTTGAGAACAATTTAGAAAAAGTACAAATAGAATACAAAAAAACAGGTAGACTATATGGCAAAGCGTCAAGAGGCGTTATAGAAGTATATAGAGATGGAAGAATAATAGACCTCGAAGAATTGCCAGAAGAAATTGAAGATTTAGATTAACCCCACGGCACGGTAAAAAGCCACCGCCACCGGGGCTGTGTAATGGGCAAAAAGCCTGTTACATGGCTCCGGTGGCTTTTTTGTTGCAAAAATAATTACTAAAGGAGGGATAATATGAAAACAAGAAAATTAAAGAAAGTATTAAACAAAACTAGCGGAGTGATTGCTAAGGCATCAGAAGATGTAAATTATTACTTTTATAGAAAGATACGACAACTATTGAAAAAATACGATTTTGAAGAATATACGGTATTCACGGAAGTAACCCTATTAAAAAAGCAGTTGTTCTCTTACGTTTTGGTTTCAGGGCAAAAAAACGATGATTTTTCTTTAGATTTAGTATTTTTAGAAACAGATATCAAGAAAAAAATTGGGCTAAACGTTGTAATAATTGCCAAATTCCTATCGAAACAAGAAATGCAAAGTGAAGCACAATTACTAGCAAAAATGGGATACTGCAAAATAACTGAAAAAGTTTACCAAAAGGAGGGGGTATAATGAAACAATTTCAGGATTTGGTTGATGCTGATGTTGTGGAGTTTATAAGCAACGCCAACGCAAGTTACATTGATGCTTTAAAAGCAGTGCTAATTTTAAAAGACGAAATACCAAAAAATATAATAGCAAACGCAACAATTAGCTTAATGAACGAACGTTTGTTAGAACCTAAGACGTTAGATTTATATGCAAAAGATATAAATAGAATTTTGTATAAGGATATGTTTTATTTTAGAACGCAAAACGCAAAAACAGTTGTAAAGTATCTTTTGCTTGCTTGTATACAAATTAACCCAGAAAAAACAAAAAAAGTTTTAAAACAAGTTAAAAAAGCTAAACTTAGAAGTCTTCCTGCAATATTAAAGGATATCAAAAAACTTAGCAAAGCGAACAAAAATGAGTATACGATTAAGCAATTGCGAGGTGAAATTAAACAACTATATTTAGAACTTATGGATATTGAAAAGCATGTGAATAAGGCATTTGAACAACTAATAGAAATTATCAACAAATTTGAAGATAAAGGGGGGAAAAAACATGGATGAAAGAAGAAAATTAGAAATGCTTACGTTGGCTACTTATTTGTATGGAAAGTATAAACAATGGGATAATTTTAAAAGGCAGTATATATTATCAAAAATAGCCGGTGCAGAATATATTTATATAGGTTCCCAAATTAAAGATTATAAAATGGCGGAAAGAATTATTAGAGACGTTATAAAAGACACACTAAAAAAACTAGAGTCTGAAAACGACTATCTAATTCCAGACCATTTAGTACGTGCAAAACACATTTTTAATAATCTAAAAGATGCAATTGTAAGTGAAGCCACATACCAAGCGTGGGTTTTAAGCAAATACGTGCCACTTACAGACACGGAATATATTATACAAATCGTTTATGGAATTGCAAAAATATTACATTCTAAATTGGAGGTGGAAATATGATTAGGTTATCTTATACAAGTAGCAAGTTTTTAGATTGCCCCAGAAGATTTATTCTCTACAACGAAACAAAAGCAGTCATTCCTAGACAAGAATATGAATACGGAATCAACGAACACAAGCGTTGGGAAGACAATATCTTATTGGGCATAGCAAACACGCCTTTTGAAGAAGAAGTTTTGAATTTAGCAAAAAAATATGAATGTTTAGAAGTTGAAAAACATTTTGAAAAAGAAATTGATGAAGACTTGAAAATTGTTGGTTTTGTAGATGTGTTTTTAAGAGATACTCATGATAATGTAGCTATTATAGAATTTAAAACAGGTAAATGGGAAGAAAAACAACTTTATTATTACGGATATTTAGTTGAAAGAGATGTTAAGGCTTATGTTGTACAAACAACAAAAGAAGAAATATACGAATATGATATTCAATACGATGATGCGAAAGCAATAGTTGAAAAAGATATAGAAAAAGCAAAAATGATTTTTGCAAACCAAAACAGCAAGCAAATTGTACGTCCAAATCCTAGCATATGTTTCGATTGCCCGTTTACCAAAAATTGCCCTGCAATGGCAGAAATAGATATTGTTACACAGGACAATTTACCACAAGTGCTAACCGTTATGAACATAATCGAACAACGTATAAAATGGATTAAATCGCAGTTGAAAGAAGTTGTAAAAGAACGAGGAGAACTAATAGCTGGGGATTTTAAAGTGTATTTGGCTGAAACCCCATCTTATCGATTACAAATAGATAAAAAACAATTTTTAAAAAAAATAATACAAGATGGCAAATTAGAATTGTTGGATATAAAAACAAAAGATGCAGTGCAGGAATATCCTTTCTGGTTCCAGGAATATTCAAGAAAAACACTAAAAATCGAAGAAAACAAGTGAAAGGAGGCAGAATATGTTTGTAAAAAGATTTTATGTAGATAAAGCAACATTTTTAAAGCTTTTCAATCATAAAACAACAAGAGAAATAGCTAAAATGGTAGGTGTTTCACACACGGCTATTTCCAAATTAATCATAAATGGTTACACAACCAAATCTATAGCTAAAAAGCTATATGAATACGATAATAAATTAATAACTTTTGTGGAAATTGTGCAAGGTAAAAGAAGAGGCAGACGTGCATTACTAACCAGTACCACACCAGAAACAAGACCTTTAAAGCCTGAAGAGGATTTTAGATAAAGAGGGAGGGATAATATGTCTGAAGGTAAAGAACTTCAAAAAATTAACAAACTAGAAATTGCTGATATTTCAGAAGCAAAAATAAATGCGCTCAAAGCAAGGTACGATTTGTTTAGAACGTTGCAAGAAAAAGTTCTAGAAAAAGATGTAGATTATGGATTCCCTTTTGAAAGCAACAAACCATTGACACCAAGCAGCAAACCTAGCCTGTATAAAAGTGGAGCAGAAAAACTTTGTATTTTATTTAATTTACAGCCAAAATTTGAAATTTTGAAAGAAATTGAAGAAAAGGATTTTGTGTTGTACAAATTTAAATGTTTCTTGATAAATCGAGAAACATATGAAATCGTAGGTGAAGGTTTTGGGGTAGCAAACAGTGAAGAAAAAAGACATTGGAAATCTGCTCCGCTAGCAAATGCCAACACAATTTTGAAAATTGCAGAAAAAAGGGCTCTGGTTGACGCAGTACTCAAGACTACGGGGGCAAGTAATATATTCACCCAAGATATTGAAGATTACGATGAACTACCTATACAAGAGCAAAATACAAATATATACAAGCAAGAAATAATGGCATCACAAAAGCAATTAGACTATCTCAACAATCTTGTCAATAAATACGCAGACTTAACCAAAAAAGATAAAACAGAAATAATACAAAATATTTTAAAAACTTATAAAGCAGAAAACTTATCAAAATTAACTATAGAAGAAGCAAGCACAATAATTGAACAACTTAATTCATACATAAAGAAAGCATCAAAAAAAAATAAAAACACAGCCCAAAAGAATCAAACAGTAATAACACAAAGTGATAATCAAACACTAGAAATTACCCCAGAACTTGTTACAGAAATGCTAGATGAATATGTACAAAAATTTCCAGACAACGACGATTTCTTCATGATAAAAAACGAAAACAACTTAACTAAATATGCAATATTAAAGTATGCATTAGAGCATAATATTACAGTTGCAGAAATATATGGACAAAATCTTGTAGAGAAAGCAATGCAAGAATTGTAACATAGGTGGTGGCAATCCCACCACCGTTTTTGTAATATAATAAAGGGGGGAGTAATATGGCACAAGAAGATTTAATTGATTTTAGGTGTTCTAATACATGGCTTGATTTTTATCACGAACAAGGGCTAACACCACGCAAAAGTGGAGAAAATAAAGACTTGCAATTGTTAAACAAAAAATTAGATGCCTTGCTGGAATTATTGCAAAAACAAAATGAACATCTATTACAGTTGTTAGAAGTTGTTTTAACACAACAAATGCCAAAAAATAACTATAAATACGGAAACAATAAGAATTTAAGAGATTTTATATAGATGGGGTGGTAAACTATGCAGGTAAGCCTTAAAAAAATAGGTAGCAACTTTATTGCAAGTTTTTTAGATTATAATCTTATTTTTACAGGAGTTCGAATTAAAGGCAACAAAATAAATAGCAATCTAAAAATAGTAGATGTTACAAAAGACAAAGTGTTGTTTATTAGCTACATAGAACTAATGGACATTAACGAGCGCTGGAAATTAGCAAAACACCTTGAAATTATAGAAAACAACATAAATTGGCAAGAGTTGCTCACAATAGCTTTTACAAAACTTATAAACGAAATTCTAACACACGATGCGCCTACCAAATTGCAAGAAGTACCACCACAAAGCCACTACTTTATCAAACACCTTATTGCCGAGCCGTTTTCGCTTATTTTTGCACCTGGTGGGTCTGGTAAATCGTATCTTTCTTTGCTAGTTGCTACTGCTATACAAAATGGCATATCGCTAGACGGTGTAGAGGTAGAAAAACCCTACAACGTGCTGTATCTCGATTGGGAAACATCGCAAGACGATTTGGCAAGAAGGTTTACCCTAATTAAAAAAGGGTTGCAGATGGAGGTGGAAAGCCCATTCTATAGAAGTTTGGCTTTTCCACTAGCTTATGAGTTTGACAAAATATTAGATGATATAGTGCGCTACGATATTAAACTGCTAATAATAGATAGTGTAGTACCTGCATTGGGGGGTGATATTACTAAGGCAGAAATTGTAGGAGATTTTTTTGGCATGCTAAAACAGTTTTATCTAACGAACCAAACACGAAGCTTATTATTAACACACATTAGCAAGCAAGACAAGAAAGGGGATAACGAAAAATCTCCTATTGGTAGTGTGTACTTTGAAAATTATCCTAGATTAGTTTGGGAATTAAAAAGCATTAACCTAAAAAATAAATTACAAATAGAACTCAAACCATACAAATTTAATGTGCCTGCTCCACCAAATTTGACTTTCTTGTTCAAGTTCTACAACGATGCAGTAAATATACTAACTAACGAAGTAGTAGAAGAGACCGATGAAACAGCAGAATTTATTGTGCAATTATTGCAACAAAACGGTGATATGAAGATAAAAGATATTATTGCAGATGTAAAAAAACAATTTGGTGGTAGGGAAGATGCAATAAGGAAGAAAATAGAAGAACTAAAAAAAGCAGAAAAAATTTTCTCTGCTGGTTATGGCGTTGTAACTGCAACAAAGCCTGTTAAGGAACAAGAAGAACCAAAATATCCTGACGAACCACCATTTTAAAAGGAGGGGAGATGTATGCCTACGTATGCAAAAATTACATTATTAGGGCACATCGGCAATGTGGAAATACGGAATACCAAAGGCGGGAAGCCTATCTGTACTTTTTCTGTGGCTGTAAACCGCTATGTAAACAAAGAACAGTTTACTGATTGGTTTAACGTTACTACTTCTTTTCAATCTGTTATAAACACATTGGAAAAAGGCGATTTAGTTTTTGTAGAAGGAAAACCAAGTTTTTCTACCGTAAATAACAAGTATTATTTGAATATTTGGGCTGATACCGTCAGAATTCTAAACAAGAAAGAAAAAGCGGGAAACATAATACCTAAAATACCAGAAGATGATACGCCACCATTTTAAGCAGGAGGTATGAAAAATGGTAGAATATTACACTTTTAATAACACGGAAAAGAAGGGTTTTTACATTACAGATAGTTTATCAAAAGCAATAGATTTCTTGATGAAACTTAGGGTTTTAGACAATACACCGTTGATAATTAAAAACGATAAAGGGGAATACGTAACAATAGAACAACTAGACAATATTATTGTTACAGTTAGATTGGAAGGCAAATTAAAAACAATTAGCAAGGAGGGAGAAAAATGAACAAAGAAAATATTTTTGATGTAATTCAACATGTTAGCAAGGAATTTAATATCGACGAAGATATTATAAAAGCTATTATAAAAATAGAAAGTGATTTTGTGCCTGAAGCACGCAATAAATATTCTGGAGCAGTTGGGCTTATGCAAATCACACAGCCCGCTTTGGCACAAGTTGTTATGCTTAGTGGAAAAAGTATTAGGCTAGACCAACTTACAGATGTATTTACAAACATATGGGTAGGAACTTACTATTTCAAATGGCTGTGGGATTATTTTAGAAAACATTATGCCAACTTATCTACCATAGATTTAGCACTTATGGCTTACAACTGGGGAATTGGAAACGTTTCCAAATGGTTAAAAATGGAAAATCCTTTCCACTTTAAAGTTATACAAATACCACAGGAAACAAAGGATTACATCTTTAAGTTCCACTTCTGGTATAATTATTATAAGAGACTACCTAAAAAGGAGGGATAACATGTCTATTTGGTTAGATGCACTGTTTGGCAATTATGAATGGTATCAGTTCCTAAAAAAAGTCACGCTTAACGTTATCATTCTCGCAGAAACAAGCGGAGAAAAAGGTGGAGACAAAAGAGCCAAGGCAATAGACGCAATTTTTAAAGCATTAGAAGATGCAGGAGTTAAATTGCCATGCCCAGATTTTCTAGTTACATGGTTTATTGGATTAGTAATCGACCTATTGGTGGGCTTTTTAAACACCAAACTAGGCAAAGATTGGCTTGCTAAAGTTAATACGGTAGTTAAGTTCGAATAATAACAAGCAGGGCTTAGCCCCTGCTTTTATTTTTAACAAAGGAGGTTTACAAATGTCTAGTAAAACACCAGATTTTGAAATTGTAATAGATAGAATACCACCTAGTGTTAACCATATGTATGTTATTACTAAACGTATGCAAAAAGTACCTACAAAAACAGCAAGGGAATTTATACAGTACGTTAGAGATTTAGCTTTTTTAAAAGCGCGAGAAAAACAATTCGTAAAGCGAACTAATAAACAATTTTTCAAGATGGAGATAGATTTTGTTTTCCCTTCCTATCGTTTTCCAGACCCCAATAATCTGCTTAAGGCACTTATCGATGCGTTTGAAGGTGTTGTTTTTGAAAACGATAAGTGGTGCCTTCCTGCCGTTACTTCTGCAAAAGTGCAAAAAGGTGTTTCCCAGACAACTGTTAGATTTTATTTTTAAAAAAAATAAAGCTCCCGTTTGGGAGCATGATTTATATTAAACATATATTTATTTTAGCAAATAGTTTAACATTGCTTGCAACCCCGCCACAACACCAATAAGCCAATATACTTTGCTTGTTAATTTTGTGAGGTTGTTTTGAAATTCTTTACTCATGCTATGTATTTCACTACTTAGCGCCTCTATTTCCTTTTCATGCTTTTCCTGCTTTGTTTGAATGCTGGCAATAGATACATCTTGTTTGCCATTTTGAAGTAGTCGGGCTTCAAGTTTGTTGTTTAATTCTGTTATACTGTCACTTAGTTTGCCAATCACTTCTGTTTGTGCTTCAAGAATTCCTTCTAACTTTGCTAAACGTTCTTCTACTGTCATAATGTGCCCCCTTTCAAAAACTCTTGTTTAAATCAACGAGAAGATGGTTTTTGTATACCAAGATGTATAATCACCTATCTATAATATTGAAACACACCTTAAAATCGATTTAAAACAGTGAAAATATGTAGTTATGTTAAAAATCTATTGTAATAACCGACACCTTTAATTATTTTGCTGTTAGACTTTCTCGCGGGTTTTGTGGTATATCATCAAAATTAATTGCTTCTAATTCTTCAACGTTTTGTGCTGTTGCAATTTTCGATTCTTTATCTTGTTTCCATTTTCTTAATTGTTTTCGGTATTCTACAATATCAGGGTATAGTTGTTCTGCTTTTATACCTAAATCTAATGCTTTTAAATAGATATAATCGGTCTTTTGTATTGCTTGTGTAAAAATAGCATTTAATATTACCAACTTTGATTCAAGCAAATCGTCAAAATCTGGTTTTGCTTCTTCTTCTGTTCCAAAATCAATATGTCCTGTGCCGTTACCTTTATCCCCGATACCAATTACTATGAAGCCCTGCCTTTTAGCTTCTTCAATTAGTTTATCTCGCTCCTCATACGATTTATACTCAACAGTTCTCATATATACTCCCCCTTTTTTATATGCTGCCACTTAGAGCAGAGAATCACTTTTACTTTGAACAGCAACCCAGTGATACTCTATACCGTCGTTCCAAATTATCATTGCATTGTTGCTCGCGTTAATATATGATTCTGTGCCAATTTTAATCATAATATAGCCCTCAACCTCTGTGGTTTTTAATATCCATACTTTTCCTTTTAAACTCGAACTTTGTGTTGGCATATAAAATGTTGGTGTTGAATAAGTTGTAACATAAAAAACGTAATCGGTTGAAACAGTAACAGAACTCGCGGTAGTCCGGTAAGTTGGTAAATCTGAAAGATTAGCTTTAGCAAAATCCGAAGCATGTTTGCCGTCAAGTAAGTCTGCGTTAAGTCCTGAACCACTACCATCATTGCCAGCATGCCAGACTGTATTTCCTTCAATTTGAACGTTATCTGGGAAATTATAGTGAGGTTTATATGTGTTAGC